CGCACCTACCTGGTCTTTAGTGGGGATCCACGGGGAAGGGGTACTCCGGTTTAATTCTTTCTCGGATTCGGTTCCTGTTGTTGTACTGTCATTGTAATTTCTTGGGCAGCATTTTCAGTATCCCAGTTATAATCTCCAAAGTTAGCTTCAGTAATTAAAGCACCTTTGATAATCCATTCTGATACGATATCACCTACAGGACCTAATACGTTTACTGTTAGGTCTTTTTTATAGAAATCAGAGTAGCCATCTCTACCAGTCACTGATTCATGGTGTAATCTTACCCATTCCATTACGGCTTGAGCACCTGAAGGAGTAATAGGATCAAATAATGTGAACTGAATTGTATTCCAAGTTGTTTTACCTTTCACAAAACGTTGAACGTTAATATGATTTAAAGGCACTGTTCCTTGAGTAACAGATACGGCTCCGACACCCTTCATGATATACGAAGGAAATCCATCAATGTAAAGAATAAATCTATTCTTTTGTTTTGGCTCAAAAGCCGTATAAAAAATTTCGTTAGGATCTAATACTGCCATTTTATGTTTTTATTTTATTATAAATATTCTATTTTTTAGTTTTTATTCTGGAAATACTGCTCCTGTTGGCAATACATTGAAATCTAGCATAATAAATTCTGCTGTTCTAGTTGGTTGGATATAAATCTGACCTACTAATTGATTTCTATCAATTACATCTGGAGTGTTGTTTGTATCATCCATTACTACTTTAAACGCATACAATCCTTGTCTTTGTTGTACTGATTCTAAGTAAGGATTAACTTGACCTAAGAATATGTTTCTTGTAGCGATTGTATTTTGTTCGAATACTAGGTTATCAGCTACTTGAGAAATAAAGCTCTTAAGTTGGATTAATAATCTTCTTACATTTACACGATCTAATGCACTAGCTCTTTTCTGTAGTGTTTTCTGACCAAATACTACAACTCCACTTCCTGGGAATGTAGCGATTGGGTTAATATTAGCTTCGTATAATGAATCTCTATTTGTAGTAGTTAATTTTCTTTCTGCTTTAGTTACATTACCAAGAGCACCTCTTGTTAGACCTGCAGGAGCAAACCAAGCATCACTTGATCTATCAGTGAATGCATATACTCCAGGGATCATAGTTGAAGCTGGTACCCAAACAACTTGACCTGTATTAGGATCAATTGTTTGTAACCATGGCCAGTAAGTAGCAGCATATGAACTATCAAATGCAGCTGCATTTCCAATCATTGTACCAATGTTAGTTCCGTATCCATCTAAATCAATTACTGCGATACAATCTTGACGAGTTTCTGCAGTACTAACTAATAGAGAAACTGCTGTGCTATGATCTGAATTATTTAATCCAGGTGCAGTTAATAAGTTAAATCTATAATCATCTTTGTTTGATAATAATTGGATTGATGCTGTATAATCTAATTGACCTAAACCTTGAACATTACTATCAATTGAATCATAGAATTTAGCACCTGATCCAAATAATTTACCTTCACCTCCAGTAAATGAACCTGAAGATTTGATTGGTAAACTTGAAGTAAATTCTGATTTAGCATTACCTGCATTATCAAAATAATCTGGGGTTTTGTAATTTACAGCAGATACTCTTACATATTTACTTCTATTAGCATATTCACCTGAAGATTGTACATAAGAATCTGTACCATCTTCTACAATTGAATAACTAGTATTACCAATTACTCTTTCAATGTAATTTGGTGATTTTGGGTCTAATGATAAATTAGCCCAAGTTTCTAAAATTGATTTATTTCTGTGTGAATCATTACCTCTACGTAGTATTAAGCTAAATGTTCCTGAACCTGTATTGTTAGAAGCGATTTCCCATCTAACATTATCTACAGATCCACTAGCTAAAGCACCATTTCCTACTTCTGAACCTGAGTTGTTCATCATCTCACCTTCTGATAGAGTAGTTAATTCAAATGGTATACCATTAATTACATCACCAGCTGCTAAACCATTATATCTTAATCCTGAAGCATTTCCAATTTGGGTTCCTTCTACTGATAATTCTTCACCTACTACATATCCTGAACCTCCACTTACTACTGTTGTTGAAGTAACTTCTACAAATAAATCAGAAGCACCAACAGTAAAAATTAAATTATCTGTAGAGTTTAATGATGCACTTGGGATTGTAATAGTATCATCAGCAGCATATCCACTTCCTGTTACTATACAAGTAATACCATCTACTACACCACTAGTAATAGATACATTAAATTGAGCTCCAGATCCAGTTCCCGATGATTCAATATTACTAATAGGTCCTAAACTTGGGTTTGATAAACCACCTAAAGCATCAGTAGTATTTTGGGTAATATTACTAGCATATGTTGGAGTAACTAATAACTTACCGTTACCTGTACTAGTAACAATAGTTAATGATGCTCCTGTTCCACTTTCTGAACCTGTAGGAGTTACTGTAAATGAACCAGCTGTACCTCCTTCACCTCCACTAAAAACTGATAATGAAGCATCGGTATCAATTACACCACTTTCTGCATTATTGTATAATTTGTGTGAAGAAGCACCTGAGAATGAACCAGATACAACTCTAGTTACTAATAACGAATCTCCACCTTGAGAGAAGTAGTTATTAGCTGAAATAGATGTTAAATAAGTGTATTCTGAAGATCCACTAGTAACTGCTCCACCGAAAACTGCTTGATATTCACTAAAAGAAGTTACTAATGTAGGAATACCAACAGGACCTTTAGCAGCAGGTCCAACGATAGCAGCTCCTGCTTCTACGGGTTGACCTTGAATAAAAGATTGGTCGTTTTCGCGAGCCAATACACCAGGTGAGATTAATGTTTCTGCCATTTTATATGTTTAATTTATTTATTTTGTTATAAATATTAAAAAATTCTTTAAAGAACTAGGAGGTTGATGATTCATCTGAAGATTCAGGTTGGATTGGGATAATCTCCCCTGTGTTCAAATTTATTTTACCATCTCCATACTTTTCAGTTAATTCACTACCTAGTTTATTTTGTTGTTGTGCCAATTCTCGGTATTGATCAACTAAACTAATTTTTTGTAATTCTAATTCTCCAATCGCAAATATAATTTCATTACTTATTTGTTGATTGGATTGTACTTTTTGCAACTCTTTTTCAGACAACTTCATACTTTATTTTGTTATAAATATATATAGAACTATTTAAATTCCAGTAATTTAATTAGGGTTTCAAATACTTTTTGTGGTAAAATAGAATTGTGGCAAATATGTTGTAAA